GAACCTGTTGAAAGGAAAGAAATGGATTTGAAGGAACCTGTAACTACTCAAGAGCAGCTCGACAAGATCGTGAAAGACAGGCTGGAAAGAGAGCGTGAGAAAGTACGTTCTGAGTTTTCTGATTATGATGACTTGAAAGCCAAGGCTGAAAAGCTTGACGAACTCGAAAAGAGTGGCTCCGAGGAGCTGGAAAAGGCACTCGCTGAGGTTGACAACCTTAAAGGTGAACTGCAGACACGTGATGAGAACGCTAAATTGCAGCAGATGCGCAAGCAAGTCGCTAAAGACACAGGGGTACCAGAGGACCTCATTCAGGGCGCAGATGAAGAGAGCATGAAGACGTTTGCAGAAGCCGTAGCGGCGTTCGCCAAAAAGCCTTCTGCACCAATCATTCCAGAATCAGGTATTTCAACACAGGCTGGAGAGACTCCAGCACAAAAATTTGGTCAATTCATGGCCGAAACATTCAACTAATTGAAAGGATTTAAGTATGGCAACCGGTATTTTGACAACTTCTGCAACACTTCCAAAAGACCTCTCCGATGAGATCTTTGCAAACGTCCAGGACCAGTCTGCAATTATGCAGCTCGCAACTCCAATCGAGCTTCCTGGTCGCGGCATGACCATCCCAGTTGTAACTGGTGACCCAGAGGCTTCTTTTACCGCTGAAGGTGAAGAGGCAAAGGTGTCTAACACCTCTCTTGGTGTTAAGGAAATGAAGCCTTATAAGCTCACTGTTATTGAGCTCTTCTCCAATGAGTTCAAGGATAACTATGAGGCTATCTTTGCAGAGCTTCAGAATCGTCTTCCAGGCGCCATTGGTCGCAAGGTTGACGCCACCATTATGTATGGCACTGCTCCTGGCACTGGTTTTGACACCCTTGCAGATGCTGAGTCTGTAGACCTTTCTGTTAAGCCTTATGATGGCTTTGTTGACGCACTCGAGAAGGTTTCTAACGCCAACGGTGACCTTAACGGCTGGGTCCTATCTCCAAAGGCACGCACCCTGCTTCTTAAGGCTAAGGATAGCCAGCAGCGTCCACTCTTTATCACCAACCCATCTGTTGAGGGCAAGGATGGCGGCTCTTCTGTTCTTGCTATTCCATCTCTCTTCTCTCGTGCAGCTTATCAGGCAAAGGTTGCTTCTAAGACCCCTGAGCTTGTTGGTGTCGGTGGTGACTGGACTGGTGCTCGCTTTGGTCTCGTTAAGGACATCACTGTCTCTATGGCAGACCAGGCAACCATCAATGCTGGAGGCACTGCAATGAACCTCTATCAGCGTGATATGTTTGCTCTTAAGTGCACCTTTATGTTCGGCTTTGTCGCACGTGATAAGGCACAGTTTGTCCGCCTTGCAAACGGTACCGCTGCTTAATAGGAGGCTTATATGGCAGAGACAAGAAGCTTTGCCACAAAGGCCGACTATGAGAAACGTTATGGGTCTGGTGTTCCAGAGAGGGTTGAGGTGCTTTTGCAAGATGCCTCAGCCCTCTTGCGCTCAAATTTCATTGCATATCATCAAACGACTTACAAAGAAGGCTTGAACCTTCGGTTTGATGAGAATGCTTGTGCCGTTACTTGCGCGATTGTTGCTCGTGCTGTGAATGTTCCTGCTGGTTTTGAGGGTGCTTCTCAGTACAGTCAGCATGCTGGTCCTTATGAGTCGACATTGACTTTTGCAAACCCAACAGCTGATTTGTATGTAACGCGCTCAGAGCGCACTCGACTCGGCTTGAGTGGTATCAGAATTGGCTCAATTCAGCCGATGTGTAAGCAAGACCATGAGGTGAATGATGGCTGCCATTAGAGGTGTTCAGGTAGAAGTGGTTAGAGTAACTACTGTCTTAGACGATCATGGCAACGAGACCTCTGGAATAGAGTCTTTTGAGCTTGTTGACAATGTCTTGCCAGCTCCGGTTGCGACATCTGATTTGTCTGCAACGCGCCCAAACGGTGACCGCATAGACATGGTGTTCCATTTTCCAAAGGCTTATAAGCGAAGCCTAAGGGGAACTTTTATTGAGTTTGATGGAGTGAGGTTTGCGGTTGTTGGTGACCCACAGCCATATCTTGATAGTCTAACGCCGCTCGATTGGGACAGGGAAGTTGAGGCGGTGGTTGTCGATGGGTAATGATTTTGTCGTCACAGGACTTAAACCTGATTTGGCTGGTATTCGTGAGGTGCTTCACAGCGCTCCTGTAGCTGACATGTGCCGCGAGGCGGCTCAGATTTGTGCAGCTAAATGCAATTCTTTACTGCCAGAAAAATACCTCAAACATGGTGCTCGATTTGACGCCAAATGGGTTAATCGCGAGTACACCGCAGCTGGCCTTGTGTACTGCTCTGGAGCAGAGAACGGCATATGGGCTGGGCGTGCTAACGCAAAGCTCAATATTCTTAAGAAAGGATGTAGAGGATGAGCTATGACATTCTTTCAGACCTTACTAAGTATATGAGTGAAAAGCTTAACGTCCCTGCTTCAACACGAGTTCCCGCCCGTGAGCCAAAAGAGTTTATTACCGTTACGCGAACCGGGGGAAGCTCTACGATTGGCTGGGATACGGCTAATCTTGCAGTGCAGGCTTGGAGTACCACGGATGCCGCTGCATATAAGCTAGCCTTGGCAATAAGGCTTCTTTTGCTGGAGTGCTGGCAAGAGCTTGATAAGGTCATCAAGGTTGAAGTTCAAAGTATTTACGACTTCCCAGACCCGGATTCAAAGAAATATCGATATCAATTAGATGTGTATATCACTACACGTCTGTAAGGAGTAATCATGGCTGATGCTATTTACAATGCAAATTACGTCGGAGCAGCAAAGGGCCGTCCTGGCGGATATGCCGCAGTCGTTGACCCAAGCGTTGACATTAAGACGCTTCTTGATGTTAAGAAGACCATCAAGGATCTGATGACCGCAAATCCTGGCAAGATTAAGTCACTTGGATATATTTCTGAGGATGGCGTTGAGTTTTCTGTTGATCTCTCTTCAGAGGATAAGAACGACTGGGGAGGAAATGCCATTAGTTCCTCAATCTCTAAGTATTCAGAGTCTGCAAAGGTGACATTCCTTGAGTCTGCTGAGACTATTTTGAAAGTCATTTATGGAGACGATAACGTCAAGGTTGAGACAGACGGTTCTATTACTGTTCGACACAACCCACGCTTTACTGCACCTCGCATCTATATTTTTGATGCTGTTATTAATGAGACTACGGTTAAGCGCTCTCTTATCCCTGTTGGGCGCATTTTTGAGCGCGATACCGTAAAGCAGAACAGCTCTGACTTCCTTGGCTATACACCAACCATTAAGTGTATGCCAGCCGAGGTCTTTGACGGTGATACTTACCGTGATGTCTTCTACGACACCACAAAAGCGAGTGCGACTCCTGGCGTTGTACATTAATTAAGTTTTGAGAGGACTCAATATGGATATTTCCAACATGTCAGCGGAGCAGCTTCGAGAGCTCGCAGCGGAGAAAGAAAATTCACGTGCAAAGTTGGAGCATGATTATCTTGACTTCGTACAGGATAAGCCAAAGCACGCTCCATATGAGCGCATAATTGAATTCGAGGGTGAAGAGTATGTCGTTGACATGCGCAGAATTAAGTCTCGTGAGTTTATGCGTCGCATGGCTCGTGTTAGCGATGCTGAGCAAAATAGCCCAGAAGCACTTTCTCCTGTACTTGCTCTCTACGACTTTGTCTTTAGCGGCAATGTTGACAATCATGTTGTGGAAGTCGTAACTGCTAAACTCGGATATGACGACGCTGAAGAAATCATGCGCATTGAGTCCGCTCTTCTGGAAAAACTTGACGCAAAAAACTAATTCCGCTTGCTCCAATTCTGTGTGATGACACTAAAAGGGGCAAGCTGGAAGCAGACTTTCAGCAGTATTACCAAGTAAAGCTACAGACGCTCATTGACTCTTGTGAGTTTGAGCGTCTGTTTTATTTGATGATAAACCTCCCTCATGGTTCTAGAACAGTATGCTCTGTTGACCCAAGAAATGATTGGTCCAATAGTGACTATTTGCTTGCACTAGCGGTCGACAACCTTTCGTATCTTCGATATGAACAAGCCGGAGGTAAAGGCAGAAAGCCTGACGCGGTCAAGCGTCCAGAACTGAAACAAGAACAAAGTAAAAAGAAGCTTCTTAACGTGTCACAGGACCGCGTTGAGGAGCTTCTTTTTAGAGAACGCTAGGAGGTGAATAGTGGCTGGAACAGTAGTAAGAGGTTCCGTCCTTCTTACTCCTAAATTCGACAATCTTGGTGCTAATGTTAAGCGAGCACTGGGAAGTGGATATAAATCGGCAGTGTCTGTCCACACGAATGCTGGACGACAGGCTGCTCAAAACTATGCAAGCGGCTTTGGCGGCGCAACCGGTGCAATTATGGGAATTGTGTCGAGCGTTACATCTCGCGCCTTAGATGCTATTTCTGGCTCAATTGCCTCTGCTGTCAACCGTGTCGATACGATTGCAAACTTCCCTAAGATTATGCAGTCTATTGGATATTCTGCAGACGACGCGCGTGCGACTATTGAACGGCTTTCAGCTGGTATCGATGGTCTTCCGACATCGCTTGACGCTATTGTTGGCTCAGTGCAGAAGATTGCGCCTGTGTCTGGTTCACTTGCCACAGCAACAGATGTTGCCCTGGCATTTAATAACGCACTTTTGGCAGGCGGCAAGAGTCAAGAGGTAATGAATTCTGCTTTTGAGCAGTATTCACAGATGCTTTCAACTGGCAGAGTTGATATGCAGTCATGGAAGATTCTTGCGCAAGCTATGCCAGGACAGCTGAACCAGATTGCTAAAGCCCTACTCGGAGCTAATGCAAACCAAGCAGACCTTTATAAGGCCATGCAAAGCGGCGCAATTACATTTGACCAATTCAACAACGCAATTGTAAGCCTCAATAATGAAGGTCTTCCTGGCTATGCTTCATTTGCAGAGCAGGCACGTATCTCAACGGAGTCAATTGGTACCGCATGGACCAATGTTCAAAACCGCATTAATAAGGCTGTTGCTAAGATTATTGATCATATTGGCCAAGCTAATATTGCAGGTGCAATCAACGATTTCTCTAGCAGCTTTTCTGGTATAGCCGACACAGTTATCACGTATCTTGACCCTGTTATTTCCACTGTTGGTTCCTTCATGGATCAGCTTCAAAATAACGGAGCAATCACATCATTTGGTGACGCTTTAAATGCGCTAAAAGACGTATTTGATGGCACTATAGGGCTTATTGGTGACCTTATAACAACGTTTACTGGTCTCGATAGCTCAGAAGATGCTTCCCGCAGTGCAGCAGATTTGCTTAAATCTGCCGTTGATGGTGTTAAATCTGCCATAGAGCTTGCTCGTGACGCTGTCCAAGGCTTGAGAGACAACCTCACAGTTGTTGCGCCCGTCATTGTCGCTGTAGCGACCGCTCTGATTGCATACGAGACTATTAAGGCTGTGCGCTCGATAGCTGACGACTTCGGACTTCTAAAAAGCGCCGCTTCTTTGGCTTTTGACGCTATCAAAGGTGGAGAGGGCGTTCTATCAACGCTTTCTGTTTTTGGAGAGCTTGTTGGTGAGGGTGGAGCGCTCGCGAGTGTCTTTGGAACGATTTCAACGGCAATTAGTGGCGTTGGAACGAGCCTTTTGGCACTCGTAGGATCTATCCCTGTTATCGGTTGGATTGCAGTTGCGGTAGTTGCTCTTGTAGCTGTCTTTACATGGCTCTGGAACACTAATGAAGATTTTAGAAATGCTGTAATTGGTATTTGGGATTCTATTTGCTCAGCCATTAGTGGTGCAGTAGATTCCATAGTTGGTTTCTTTACAACAACATTGCCAACAGCTTTCACTCAATTTGTCCAATTTGTTCAAGGGATTCCCGCGGCGGTAGGACAATTCATTCAAGAGCTACCAACAATGGTCCTTTACGCGCTTACTTTTGCAGTTGTATTTCTGTTTGGGCTAGGCGCTCAACTCGCTCAACTAGCGGTACAGATTGGCACTGAGTTTGTCCAGAACGTCGTTAACTTCTTTACTGTTGACCTGCCAGCAGCTTTCGCTCAGTTTGTCTTATTTGTGGCAACCATCCCAGACCAAGTTCAGTCTGCCCTTGCTACGCTTCTGGCAAATATTGCTCTCTGGGCAGTCGACATGGCGGCAAAAGCATCAGAGGCTGCCGACGGTTTTCTCCGTGGAGTTACAGATGGCCTAAATGCAGCGGTTGATTTTGTGAAGAGCATTCCAGATAAGATTAAAAGTTTCTTTTCTAATGCGGGCGACTGGCTTGTTAATTCTGGTAAAGCTCTCCTAGACGGCTTTGCTAAAGGTATTAGAGACGCAGTAAGCACAGTAACAAGTGCAGCATCAAACGCCCTCGGCGCGGTTCGTAAGTTATTCCCATTCTCACCTGCAAAGAAGGGACCATTCTCAGGTCATGGCTACACGACGTATTCTGGCCGTGCCCTCATGAGAGACTTTGCAAGAGGGATTAAGGGAAGTTCTGCACTTGCTGAAACAGAGGCCATGAGTGCTCTATCAAGTGTACATGACGTCTTTAGTAATGCCCGTCCTCTGAGCTTCTCAGCAGTTGCTGACGCTAATGCAAACGGTATTTATCGTGCAGCTTTCGAGCTTGACTCAAGGCAGCAACGTGCAAACGCAACCACGCTCGCAGATATCTATGATTTCATGCGTAACGGTGAGCTCGGACAGGTTATTGATGAGAACTCTAACAATATTGGAGACCGTGATTTCGCTCGTGCGGTTCAAAAGGCGGTGAGAACGAATGCGTAAGCTCAAGTACGTTTCTTCCCGCGGTAACACCTTTGAACTTGATGTGCCAGAAGCCTCTATTGGTACTGGCACATCTCTTAGAGGCTATAAGCCTGGATACACGCTAGGAGCGCGTTCTGTCTCTGGCATTTCATCTAATGCTCAAGAAGTCACGTTAGATTTATTCATTGAGGGCTCTGAACTTGCAGAGTCAATGTCCAAGGAATTTGAATTTGATTTTAATAATCAAAAGCCAGGAGCACTCGTCTATAACAATGAGTGGTCACAAGATGTATATGTGTCTAAGAGCGAGGTTCAATCGGTCTTTCATGATCAGGCAACAGTTGCTCTTACAGTTATTTTGTTAGAAGGGTCATGGCACAAAAGCCACATTAAAAGCTTTAGCGTGACTCACGATGATGTACAGAGTGATTGGCTTAATTTACCGACCAATGCTCCATACAACCTTGGTATTACGAGACCGCCAAACCAGCTTGAAGTTCGCTCATCTTCAGAATGTCCAGTAAAGTTCACCATTTACGGGACAGCTCTCCAGCCACGAATTGTGATTGGTGATAACACTTACTCATTTTTAGTGACGGTCCCAAGTGGAGGTCGTCTTGTTGTAGATGGCACTCGTACTCGCAAGACAATCACACTTGTTACTGAACTTGGGGACGTGTCCGACCGCTTCGATGTTGGTAGCCGTGGCAGCGGAAAGGGCAGTGGCAACTATTGCTTTGAACCACTGAAACAAGGCTTTCAGAGCGTCTCATGGGACGGCACATTTGGCTTTGATGTTGAATGGTGGGAAACAAGAGGAGGTCTTCCATGGACATCTTAACGGTGTCAAAGGCTGACGGTGAAGATATTGCCGGCACAGAGGACTATGTGCTCGACCTTTCTTTTGGTGATACGGGAAATACTTTTGAAGTATTTGCCCCGTCGATTCCAATCAAAGATGGATATCTAGTATCTATCGATGGTACAGAATACGGCGGGATCATCGATACAGCTTCAGACTCGCTTGACGGCGGTGTGTCTACGACTACATGGAGCGGGCGTACCTGGCACGGTATGCTCGCTTCAAAAATCTTGGTTCCGAGTACTGATTACATCAATATCTCAGATAAGGCTCAAACAGCCATCGAGAGCATTGTTACTGCAGCAGATCTTGCAACAGTATTTGAGGCTAAAACGGGGCAGTCTGAGACAATTATTAAGTGCCAGCTACCTCGTTTTTGCGATGCTTATACAGCATTAAGACACATTGCAAATGCTGCGGGCTCACGTCTTAGAATTCAACGTGCTGATGGTAAGACACTTATTTGGCTAGAGCCTCTCACGGATAACAGACTTGATTCTGACGCCCTGGATTACAAGTCTAAGACGTCATATCATCCTGTAAATCACTTAATCTGCGCTGGTAAAGGTGAGCTTGCAAGTCGTACAGTTATTCACCTCTACGCAGACCGTGCAGGACGCATTTCAAAGACGCAAAGTTTGTTTGGCCAAGATGCAGTGGAAATGCTCTATGACTACAACAATATCGAGGATGCGGAGCTTGAAAAAGAGGGAACAAAGAAGCTCAAAGAGCTTCAAGCTCAGTCTTCTGTAGACGTTACAGTCCATGACGGTTTGAATCTATACATCGATGATGTTGTTGTAGCTGAAAATCAAGACACAGGAAGACGGACTCAAGCGACTATTGGCAAGAAGATAGTAAAAGTCGCAAGCGGAGTAATGAGTGTAAGTTATGAAGTGACTTCACCAAACCAGACTCGAGGCTCACATGGCGTTTCATTTGAGTCTTCTGGAGCGTCTCAAGGTGCTGGAACTACATATGTAGCCGGCACGGGCATTAGGATTGTCGGCAATCGAATATCAGCGGTTATGTCAGATGAGAAGGTTGCTGATATTGAGACTCATATTGCAGCTGCACAGTCTGCTGCAATTGCAGCTCAAGGTCAAGCGCATGAGGCAAAAGACATTGGCAATAACGCGTTAGTTTCAGCAAACTCAAGCGTTAAAAATGTATCCTCAACAGGGCCGCTTGCAGTTTCCCAGACGGGTTCCAACGTCACTTTAAGCCTTCAAAGTTCTGGTGCAGAGGCTGGTTCATACGGCCTTTCAGAATCAATTGTGGCTGGCAATAATGCCAATTTTGCAATTCCGCGTCTTACGGTTGACGAATTTGGACGCATCACTTCAATCGCTCAGTCAATGGTGACTCTTCAAATTAGTGGTGGAGCAAACCAAGGCGGAGGCTTCCTGGCTGCTCATCCAATCGGTTCAATCTATGAAACAACTAAATCATTTAATCCATCGAGCCTCGGCGGTACATGGAAACGCCTGCCGTCACTTGACGGTTTTAAGTGGGAAAGGACGGCGTAATGGCTAAAGAACAAGGTTCCAGATATACATGTGACAGATGTGGTAAGTCCGAGTTTGTTACTCCAAGCAATACATACTCGCTCGCTCAATGGCATGACATTAAGCGTCAGTCACAGCGAGGAGAGGAGAATCGCACTTATTGCGAGAGCTGCTACAAAGCATATCTCGAGCTTCTTGCAAAACATGATGCTTCATTCAAAGAGTTTGAAAGCAAGGTGAATTAATATGGCGGTTACATGCGTCGATGGACAGGGCCAAGCACCTCACATTACCGGTGCTGATAAAGGACGTTTGCACGCTGGTATTTTTGGCGAAAAGAGCGTCGTGCTTGCAGTTGGTAAGCGTCTGGCGGCTACGCAAGAGAGTGCTAATCGAGTCACTATTGCAACCGGCGACGCTTCTCTTCATGGCAGACAAGTAAGCGTGACTGCTCCGGAGCAGGTCACAATCACGTCTGGAACTCAAGGACAGAATCGTAACGACTTTATCTGCCTTAAATATGAGCGTAACGCGCAGGGAATTGAGTCGGCAAAACTTGAGGTGCTTCGAGGTGTTCCAACATCTGGTAAAGCTGAGGACCCCTTAGTCCCAGCAGGTAACGTCTTAAATGGTGACGCTCAAGACTATTTTCCGCTCTATCGTGTCAAGCTTAATGGCGTTGTTGCGTCTAAGCCAGAGCAGCTCTTTATGTTTGCGAATACGCTCTATCAAGATGATAACGGCGATTTTGAGACGGTGATTTTGCAAGATCAGGGAAGTTATAAGAATTACTGGCACATATACCGAACAGGTGATTCTGTAACTATCAAGGTAAGAGGCTGGCTTGCCAATAACGTCGCTTATGATGCGGTTAGATGCCCCTTCACCATTCCTGAAGGAGCGAGACCACCTCTAGTAGATCATGAAAAGTATGGTTCAGCTTCAGACGGTAATGAGTCAATCGTGTATATGCCTGGTATTTGTCCTGGACATGCAGATGTTCTTACGGCTATCTCAGCGAGACCTGACGGCAACATTTACCTTCAAGACCAAGGCGGAAAAGTCTCTAACGCATGGCGTTATGGATCCCTCACATTTACGGTAAGGCACTAGGAGGTGAGGTCATGAACCCATTAACGTTTGAACAAATTGTCGCCGCGGTGTCGTTTCTCGGCATGGTTCTGACGCTCATCAATGGTGCCAAGGCGATGAATCGTGCAAGCCAAGAAGATGCCATGCGATTAGTTCGTATCGAAGAAGGCGTGAAGCAGCTCAAGATTGACTTGGATGACACTCAAAAAGCGTTCACGGCGTATATGGCTCGCACTGATGAGACTATTACGAATATCCGTGATGCCCTCTCTATTCATGATACCCGTCTGGCAGTGGTCGAGGATGTGACTCGCAACCAGGCGGGACGATTGGAACGCCTAGAGCAGGCAAATACACACTAATTCTGATTTAAGGAGATTCACATGATTAACTGGAAAGTACGTCTTCACAACCCTGCATGGTGGCTGGGAATGGTTGGAATCGTTATGAGTCCCGTCCTTGCATATCTTGGACTGGCTTATTCTGACTTGACTACATGGGGCAGCCTTGCTGATGTATTCGTGAAGTTCATCAGCAATCCATATCTCATTGGCACTGTGGTTGTGGCGGTCCTTGGTGCTATTGGCGTAACTGTAGACCCAACTACAAAAGGCATTAGTGACTCTGCACGTGCAATGACCTACGACAAACCAAGCGTGAGCCCTTTAGACGGGGGAGAGCGCTAATGGCTGACTTTTCCGGACAGATTACCGCCGACGCTTATATTCCAACGTCAGCATATTCAGCTGGGCGAGACGGTCATTCCGTGCAGTATATCGTGGTTCACCACGAAGCTGCCACGGGTTTAGATGGTGCAGCCATTACAGCTATGTGGGACAGGATGCAGGCACAATCTGCGCACTATTCTGTGGATGGCGAAGGCACTATCACCCAGCACGTACTGGAGAGCAACACCGCCTGGGCGTGTGGTCGCTGGACGGCGAATTGCGAGAGTATCTCCATTGAGCACGCGAACAATTCCACGAACCCGTGGACGGTATCAGAGGCTACCCTAGAGAGCGGCGCACATCTTGTTGCTGCACTGCTCATTAAGTATGGACTCGGCTATCCACGTTGGGGCGGTAACGTCCGACCACACAAACAGATCGTGGCAACCGCTTGCCCTGGCGAGCTTGCCGGCTCTCAGAACGCTCATTATATGGAGCGTGTGTGCTATTGGTATGAGGTAATGACTGGCACCCGCTCGACTTCTGAAGTTGGCTGGCACACCGATGGCAAGGGTAGTTGGTGGTATCAGACAGGCGAGTCATCAAGCGAGTATGCCGTCGGCTGGTACCGAGTCGGCATGAAATGGTACTACTTCAATGAATCCGGCTGGATGCTCACAGGCTGGGTCCATGCTTCTTGGGAAGGATCTGAGAAGTGTTGGTGGCACTTCGATGACAGTGGAGCTCTCGAAGCTGATAAGTGGCTTGAGTACAACGGAAGCTGGTACTTGTTAGGCTCTGACGGTCGCATGGCCACGGGTTGGGCTGAGCGCGACGGTAAGCGTTATTACCTCGACGAGACAGGCCGCATGGCCGCAGGCTGGCTAAAGTTGGATAACGACTGGTATTATCTGCGTTCCGACGGCTCGTGTGTAGTCGACGGCTTGTATGAGGTCGGCGCGGGCAATATTTGTGCGTTCGATAAAGACGGTCGTTTGCTCACAGGTGACATCACAGTTACGACGAACGACGACGGCTATATCTCGGGCGTTAAGTAATACGTCTAGAGCTGCTCGGAAGAGTGCAAGACTAGACTTGTAACCCCTCTTGCTTCGGCAGGAGGGGTTCTTTTTTTATGCCGATTTGGTATAATCGTGCTACTAAAAAAAGAGCTGGAAAGATGATTTACCTGCTCTTTTATACGGGCTGTGTATAGTGCATAGCCCTAATTTTTATGGGTAAATACTCCACTCTGCAATTTGCGTGGCTTAAAACGCCTTACAACAAGCCATTTAACTGGTCATTTGTAACAATGAATTTAGCTGCTTTAATCAGATTGTTTCAGTCTGATTAACAGTAGCGTTCTCCACTCAATTCCCTTTATTTGAATATATCGAGGTAAAACGCCTATCTAAATAGTTAAAACTTTTATTCGAACAGGTATTCTATTTTTACAGTAGCCATACAGTTTGGAGGCAAAATGGAGGCAGCCGATAAAAATTTTAACAAAAAAGGTAGACGGCAAG